TCAGCCCCTTTTCAATGTCTCTGATGTTTGAATCGCATTGTTTCAGCGTCTTGTTAACATCAGCTATCGCCTGTTGAAGTTTTGTGGTATTACCATCAATTTCAATTGTGATGCCCGCAATGCGTGAAGCCATCTGCTCACCCCTTAAAATGCGTCAAAGTCTTTTTGTGTGGCAACGTAATCATACTGTTCATTATCGTTTGATGATTCCGTGATCATGTCAAAAAGCATCCCGCGTTCCATCTGTTCAAGGTCTTCAATCTTCAGACCGATCTGCGTTGCACGCAGAAAATAAAGCGCGGTGTTGAATTCACGATCCGTTGCCCTTACGCTTTTTTTGGCTTACTTAATGTGCGACCGCCTGAAGTGTAAAGCCCCAAGATGTCACCGCTTGCCGTCTCAAAGTCAAGTGCTTCAAATTCAGAAAGCCACTCAACGAATTTGTCAAAGTTAAGTTCATTGATTTTCTTCTTTTCTGCCTGCGCGTTCATCACATACGCAAGTTCAGAAACAGTTTCAGAAAATCCGTCAATGATGCCTTTGCCATTGTTCATGCTCTGTAAAAAAACAAGCAGGTCTTTTGAAAAGACCTGCCTGAAAAACAATGGTGTTGCGGCATTGGAAAGCATGGGAACGGTTTTATTACCGACTTGAATTTCCTTATACATCGCAATTACTCCTTATTAGGTTGTCGGAATGTAGACATTAGAATACCACCCCGTCAGCGTTGCCGTTGTGGTGGTATCCGTTGTTTTGGCTTTCACAATATCGGTGTCAAGCGCGGCATTGTGAATGCTTGTGCAAGTCAGGTCAAGCGTTTCGGTCTGCGGCTCAATGGTGTCTTCCTTTGTGGAACCGCTGACGGCGGGACGGCTTGCCACGCAGTTATACATCACATGGCGTGTCGCAGTAGAATCGCCCTCAAACTGAAACAGAAGTGCGAAATGCACGCTTGCGGCTTTTGCATCTTCAACGGAAACGCCGTTGTCATCAAGCACGTTGCCCAAAACATCCGTTTCAAACGATTCAGGGACACGCGCAAGTTCAAGGGAACCCGTATAGCCGTTGTTGGCGTTGCCTACCCAATAGGCAACATTATCTGCATAAAAGGTGGTCTGCCCCCCGTTTTGATCAAGGGAAAGGGACACACCGCCGGGAAGCGCAACGGGCGTGCCGTAGGTCATTGTGTTGCCTGATCCGGGCGTGCCTACTGCATAATAGCAATTAGAAAGACCGTATTTTATCTTATTCGGCATTTAGTGTTACCTCACTTTCATAAGTGGTTTGATACATTTTTTCAGATTCTATGTAACTAGAATCATAGATATATGGGAACGGAAGCATTGACTCAATCGTTGCTTCCATCCCCGGTTCTTTGTTGTCTGTGTACAGTTCAATGATCACCCTTGCAATTTTCTGATAGTTGCTATCATCCGCAAAGAAATCGTTTCGTTCGATCATGTAGACAAGATACGGCGGTTCTTGCGGTGTCTTGAAAACATAATATGCAGACGGTATTTTCAACGCGTCAGCAATGCTTTTCACAAGCGTGTTTATTTCTTTCCAAGTCAAATATTACCCACCGCCTTTTCTATGTCTGAACGCACTTTTTCAAGCAAAGAATCATTCACCGCCGCAATGTGTGGGCGTGCGCCGCCATGCCCAAACGTGCGCCCCGTGCCGTTTCTGATCACATGACCGAATTCAAGCAAGTGCGGCAAGCCCGGTGTTTTGTTGTATAGGACATATGCGGTTGTGAACCGCGCTGATTCTTCTTTCAAAGACCAACCGCCCGCATATTTCCCCGTTCTGCGTGGTGACACCGACTTCAGTTCATTCCGTGCTTCTTGTGCGTCTTTTTTCAGCGTTGCCGCAACGGTTTGCTGAACTTCGGCAGAATACTTGTTCAGGATATCCGGGATGATTTCACCGACTCGGTTTGAATTGCTCATGTTCCCGCGTCCTTTGTGGTGTAAAGTTCAACATAGTCTTTTGACCGTTGAAAAACGCGATAAACATTCAGCCGTTCCCCGTGATACTGCACAATGTTTTCACCGTCATATTCAAACGAATAAATGGTGAAACGGTATTCAGGTTTCAGCCCCGTCTGCGATGCGTTGAAGAACTCGCTTGCGGTGATGCTTTCCACATTGCAAAACACCGTGTGTGTTGTTGATGTTTCGCGTTGGATGCCGTATGCATCATTGACATATTCACGCTTGATCAGCGTGACCGCGCCGTTGAAGTTCATTCAGCGTCACCCCAATCGGTGTAGCCCGTTGCCGTTGACATTTGGGCTTTCTGTTCATCGTATGACGCTTTCAAGCGGTCATAGTCTCTGTCTGACGGTTCACCGAAATGTATTTTGCAATAGGTGATTATTGCCCGCGTGATCAGCGGGTCTGTTTCTACACCGCTGACACCCGCAATGCCTAAATCAAGCATTGCGGCATTGATCAGGTCTGTCAGTTCGGAATCAAACAGGTTTGTTGTGATCCGTAGTGCCAATTTAACCTTTGTCAGCATTTTTTGTACTCTCCCAAACTGAACGTGTGATGATAGTGTGTCCGCAATGACCCATTGTGATTGACGGGTCACAGATGATGTCATATCCGCATTGCCGCGCACGCCAACAAAAAGCAAGGTCTTCACCGATGCCGCCAATAGGGGCAAAACAATGTCCGAACTTGCTCTGCATACTTAAAATGACATCTGTGGACATCAGAACGCCGCCAAAGCCGCACCCCGCAACCTTAAAAGGTTTATCCGGGATTTCGGTGTATTCACGCCATGTGCATTTTTGCGCGGGTTCATCAATGTCCAACTGTTCAAACAACACAGGTGAAAACGGCGGGACTCTGCGGAAGTAAAGCCCTGTTGCAAAGTCGCAATCAAGGGCAAGCAATTTGTTTAATAGTGACGGGTGAAAAACCATGTCAGAATCAAGCCATAATATTTTGTCAACTTCCGCTTCAACCGCCTGTTTTGCAAGGTTATCGCGGGCATGATAGATCAAAGACCCAACTTCCCAACCCAACAAAACTTCACCGTGTTTTTCAAGCATTGCAAGCGATCGCGCGAAATGGGACGGGACTTGATCCATCGAGGGTACTGCTATCATCGTCCGCATTTCTTATACTCTCTTACTTCTGAACCTTAACAAAAGCGTTCGGCGCTACAACGCCGATGCCGACATACTCACGCCCAACGATCTTGACAAGATCTTTTTCCGCAAGGGACAGTTCATCATATTTGAATTCGATCTCTGCGCCATTGGGGAAGTTCATCTGTGCGCCAATTGCAAAGTCGCCAACGATGGCATAAGTGTCACCTGAAGATGCCGCGTCATATGCCTTGATGGTGCTATTGAACACAACATTCATGCCGTCAAAGATGTCCTGTGCATAGTTCGCGGTTGCCTGTGCGCCCTTGAAATCTGCATAGGTCTTTTTGTTCATCACAACAACAGGATTCTCTGCTTCATCAGACAGTTCAGCACGCGCAGATGCGATAGTCGCAAGACCGATAGTCGCCGCCGTCACAATGGGAACCGCCGGGCTTGTGGATGTGGAAACGGTGCCGCACGCTTCGATCTTTGCAACAAGCGTGTCAGCCGCTTTCTTGGCGATCCTGTAGGTCAGTTCATCATAGATGTAATCCAAAAATTCGGCAGAACCCATGTCAAGGGCTTCGTCAGAAATGGTGATCCATTTCTTGATGCTCTGCGGCACAAGGGAAACGATGCCAAGCACAAGCGTTTCTTCAGACGGTGCGGCTGCGCCCTCTGTGTGAATTGCCGCGTCAGTTCCGCTGATCTCAAAACCGACTTTCAGATTGCCTTTGATAAAGGTCTTGCGCACAAGCGCGGTGATGCCGTCACGCTCCCAAGCGGTGCGGACGCGTCCCTCTACGATAGCGGGAACGGGAACCGTCCCGGACGCGTTCTCTGTCAGAAGTGCGCGGCACTCTTTGTCAGAGCCTGTTTTGATATATTTCGCAAACGCGTCAATATATTCCTGTGTGTTTCTGATCTCTTTGTTTGTCATTGTTCTTGTCTCCTCTTTTTCGATGGTTTCGCCTTTGCCATCAACGATTTCTTTCATTGCGGCTTTGCGTTCTTCACGTTCTGCAATCTTTGCATCACGCAGTTCTTTGATGACATCAACTTCACGTTCAATTTCAGCAAGGTCTGCATCAGGTGCGTCCACCATTGTGCGCAGTGCCTCATTGCGCTGATCAAGTGCGTCAATGTCAAGCATTTCAAGTTCTTCCCTTGTCATGCTTCATGTACCCCCATTTTTTCTTTTATGCGTTTGATGGTTTCGGCACGTTCATGCGCGGCTCTGATCTCCTCTTTCACTTCAGCAATCAATCCGTCACTCAAGGTGCGTGCGCTGATCGTTGTGCCGTCATTGGCGGGCAAAGACACCGCCGACACATCAAACAGTTTAGAAACGCGGGTGATGGTTCTTAACACTTCAACTTCTCCCGTTTCAGCGTTTTCCTTAACATCACGGGTTTCATCTTCAACGATAAAGCCGAAACTCATTTTTGAAGTGTAACCGCCGCGAATCTCTTCAAAAAGTTGTCTGCCGATTTCCGTGCCGCCCAAATAGGCACGGTCAATCTTCAGCCCGTGATCGTCAACAGACAATTCAAGCGTGCCGTTGGATTTCCGGGCAAACACTCTGCCGACATGGTCATATTGCATGATGACATCCGTCATGTCGGTTTCATCAAATGCGTGCGGGTCAACCTGTTCGCGGACGGTATATGTGCCGTCACGCCAAAGCAAATAAGGTTCATTGAACGTACTTGCATAACCCGTCACAACGTAATCTTCATTGTCTTCGGCGCGGAATTCTGCAAGGTTTCTATACTCGCGCCCCGCTTTCATTTTGTCTTCAAGCGTCTTGTTCATTTGTGCCATTCTCCTTTGCAATCACATTGCCATTTTCATCGATCTGATAGTATTCACCGCGCAAGGTGCGAACATCGCCGCCGTCAACCGGGGCAAGATTCCAAATTTCGCGGATTTCATTGATCGTCATCAATCCGCGGTCAGCCATCTGCGCGGAAACTTGCAATTTATCGTTGTTGCTCATGTACTGCAATCTGTTTGCCGTTGCCATGATGCCCGAACCCAAAGACCGTTCACGTTCTGAAAACGCTGCTTTTGTCATGCTCTCTGAAAACTGAATCGCAAACGGTTCAATCGCGCCTTCATAGAACGCTGACCATTCATCACCAATCGCAGCATTCTGAAGAATTTTTGGGTTCACACCGAAATAGTTGCTCACGTTGGTTTCGATCAATTCAAGTTGTTTGTCATCAACGGTGTATGGCTTTGAATTGATCTGCTGCACGTTTGCATACTTGTTTGGGAAAAGCAGAATCCCGCCGTCAGAAGCGTTTCTGATGTTTTCTTCAACAAACCGTTTCTGCTCTTTTGCCAAATCCTCTGCCTGCGCAAAGTTTGTCAACTGCGCCATGAAGCGGAATGTTGCAGAATTCTTGACCGCTTCTTTGATGCCCTCATTGTTCAGATGGATCAGTTGCATTGTTTCATGTAACGCTTTATTGTCCGAACCAAAGAAATCATTCTTGTATTGGAACTTTGTTAAAAGCGCAACGCGATCCATTTCAACGGCGGCAAACTGACGGTGCGCGAACTCATAGCGCAGCCACAGTTTGTTTTTATATTCCTTGATCTCACACTTTTCAGGCAGAGCGGTGAAATAGCCCGTAGTGTTCAAATCCTTGTCCATGACGGGAATAATGAATGCCGTGTTATGTATGTCAAGGATGGTGCTTGTTCTGTAAAGAAACTGTGACCATGTTTGCCATGCGTTTGGTGCAAGTCTTAATTGCGCCTGAAGTGACGGCTTTGCTGATCCGTATGTTTCAATCTTAAGTTTTGAGATATGCCGCGCCCTTGCGTCAATCGCGGCACGCACAAGTTCGCTTTCATAGATCGCGCCGCCCCACGATGTGAAAACAGGCGTATAAGCGGACAACGCATGAAACACCGCGTGTGCGTTTTTCTCTGCGTCCTTTTCTTCCTTTGGTCTGAAAATGCGGTCAAATAATGACATTCGGTCAACCCCTTAATTGTTCGCCTATTTCGGCATAGTATTTCTGTCTGACGGTCATTGCATCCAAAAAAGCAGCCATGCCGTCAATATGGCTTGTCTGTCGCATCTTTATAAGTTTCACCCTGTTGGTTTCGGTGTTCATTTTCAGGGCTGAATCAAGGAAATGGATCTTCAACAGTTCATTGTCACCGATGTTGATTTTCCCATCTCTGATCATCCCTTCTGCTTCTCTTATGACCGGGGTTAGGTTTTCACCCTGATAAACGTCATCGGTGTGGAACCCGTACCCGTTTAGGTCTTGAACAAGGTACTGCGCCGAATATCTGTCATATCCTATCTGTAACGGCAGAATTTCGTATTTCTCCACCATTTCAACGAACCATTGAAAGCAATCCTTATAGTCAATAAAATTGTCTCCTGACGGCTTTAAAATGCCCTTCTGAACGTATAAACGATACGGCACGCCGTCACGTTCAGCCGCTTCGTCAATGCGTTCTGACGGCATGAAGAACTGTGCTAAAACATTGATGATGCCGTCTTTTTCGATCAGCACCATGCAGCAGGTCAAATCCACCGTTTGGCTTAAATCGATGCCGCCCACGCAATAGGAATGCGCAAACATTTCAGGTGTAAGATGATCGCCGCAACACAGTTCAACTGCTTCTGTCGGAATCCATGCCTGTGAACTGTTTTGCTTGATGTTTGCCGTCTTGCAGATGAATTCTGCCTTTTTGGAAAGTGAACCCTCTGCAATGGCGATCTGTTCAACAAGGTACGAAACAGACAGGCTGACCCCAAGATTCGGATTCGCCTTGGAAAGTTCGCTGATGTCATTCCACTTGTTGAGGTCATCGATCATATAGAAAAACGGCGCAAGCCGTGATTCCCGTGAACCCCCTAAAATCACGCGTGTACCGCGTTTCACAAGTTCGTCATAGATTGACCCGTTGACATAGCCCGCCGTGCTGATGCTTAAAATTAGCGGCTCTTTGCGTGCGCCTGTGGATGATGCAAGGACTTCATACATCTTCAGCCCCTGATCACCGCTCCATGCGGCAATCTCATCGCATACGGCAAGTGAAATTGACATACCGTCTGATGTCTTGCTGTTGTAAGCAATCGGTTTCAGCGTTGCGTTGTTTTGTGAAATGTAAATGTCTGCGCGTCTCTTTTTCGCAAGCGCAGAAAGTTCAGGCTCTTGCAGAATGCTTTGATGCGTTGCGTTGAAGCACAATGACGCTTGATCAAGTTTCGGCGCGGCAAACACAACAAGCGCACCATAATCGCCAAGGAACGCAAGATATTCAGCGATGCCCGCCGCAAGCAATGTCTTGCCGTTTTTGCGTCCCATGATGATGACAACCTCGCGGAATTGCCGCAAGCCGTCAGCGTCAACAATTCCGAATATCACGGCAAGTGTTGCCTTTTGCCAAAGTTCAAGTTTTACAAGCCCGGGCGCAAGTTCACCCTCATGGTGGTGCAGAAAGGTTTGAATAAAATTGATCGCCCTGTTTGCTTTCTTAAGATCAAAGAAAAACTTCTTTTTCTGTAAGCCGTCAATGATTTGCTCATACCATAAGCGGATAAAGTGTCCGACTATGACAGAACCGTTTTGAATCGCCTGATAATATTCAAGCAACGGGTTATTCAATGAAATCACTTAACTTCCCGGTCTGTGTCGGTTTACTGTATCTCTCTTCAATCTTCAGAAGCGTTGCAGCCGTGCCGTTTCGCGCCGTGCTTGTCTTGTTGTATTCCGTCACGGCGGGATTTGTCATGACTTTCAAGTCACCTTTTACGTTCTTTGCTTCAATCAGAACGCCGAACTGTTCAACTTTTTCGGCAAGTTCATCCATTTGCTTTGTCTGCTGACGGTATGCGGCTACCGTTGCGACAAAAAGCCCCTCATTGTCATAGCCGTTCTGCTTTGCCCGGTCTATGATGCTTTGAAGTTTGTCCTGTTCGTTTCTTGTTTCTGCCATTTTGTCCATCCTTTCGGTTTCTTTGGCTGAAAAAACCCGTGCGAACCCTCGCACGGTCAGAGAAGAGGGACGCGCTGGCCTAGCATGGGCGGTTATTCCATCATTGAAAAGGGGGCATCACGGCGGGAAAAGCCCGTCACAACGCTACCATCTTCACCGATCTCATACCGCTTGCGCTCATTGTGGTCATGTTCATCCGCGTGACATTGTCTGCACAACAGTTCAAGGTTTGCAAACGATAAAGCAACATCAGGATTCATGATGTTATCTTTGGTCAGATACGTTTTGTGGTGTACGATTTCACCCGGACGAATGATCCCGTTCTGTAAACACCGCTCACACAAGCCGCCCCTGAACTTCATGTATTGCTCACGCGTCTTCTGCCATAGCGCAGTATTATAGAATCCCTTTGCGAACTCTTTCATTGTTGCAATCCACCCCGTCCCCTGTGAACCAATCGCGGCAACAAGTTTTGACCCACAAGAAAAAGGACATCCGATCTGATGCCCTTTCATGCCACTTACATCATAACACAATATATGTGTTCAAATGCGTTCAAGTTGTTTGCGCAGTTCGTTTTCTTTCTTTGTGATCATGTCAATGATATTCTTCTTGATGCTTTCATACAGTTCGTTGTCTTCAAACATCCCATTGACAGAACAATAATCATTGAATTCAATTTCAGCATTCTTCACGCCAAGCACACCGCCGATTATCTTCACACCTGATATCAACACCAACTTGTTTCTAAAAACACCGATGATCATATTATCGGAAATATCATTGCGCATCTTCTGCAAGTGTTTAATCTCATGTACAAGGTCTGTTGCCCTTTCAAGGTCTTCAATCTTCATCGCGCTTTCCTTGCCCTTTCTCTTATTGTTTTAATGATCCTTTCACCGTCAATGTCACACAACTGTTTGCACCATCTCCCCCTGAAAAACAATTCACAATCAATCTTTGTTTTAATGCTCTGCATATCTTTGCTATTACGTTTCAGCGTATACAATGCGTTGTAATAATCCGTTGCGGCTTGCGTCACGATCGCTTTTGCAAGTGCTTCATAATCTTCCCTATCATCCATCATATTTGCGTAACCTCTTCAATGCGTCTGTATGAATGCGTCTGCACGTTGATTCAGACCATTTGCCGTCAAGCGCGTCAACAACTTCTTGCCATGTGTACCCGCAGATGTATTTGTATCTCAATACTGTCTGCTGATCCAAATCGTCAAGCGTGTTGATTGCGTCATCAATGATCCCTAATTCAAGCGTCATTTCATTCACCATGTCTGTTAAGCCGTCAACCTGTTCGATATAGTTCAGCACCGCATCCCCAAAAGAATCAAATGTTCTGCCCCCGGACGGCATCCCCGTCAGTTTGGGTGTTTTGGGAAACATGATGCTTTCAGCGCGTTCAACAGATTCAATCTTACTTTGAACCGCACGCTTGATTTTCAGATACCGCATCAGGTCAGACTTATTCATTTTTTCTTTTCCTCTTTCTTGTAAAAAGGACATTCACGCTTTCCGAAATCGTTGCTGATCAGCGCGACACAATAACGGCGCATTGTCTTTTCTTCTATCCTGTTTGCCTTGCAATCCGTTCTGTTGCACGTTGGCAATTCCGTTCTTTTACCGCTCATTCTTCATCACCGCCCATCTTATACGGTTCAGGCAATGGCATCCACGCAACAATATGTGTTTCTTGTCCCTCGATCCAATCATTGAACGTGTCCCAATAATCATCAATGTAGTCCCCATAATTTGAAGCAACATCAACGAAATAGTGCCATTCTTTTTCGTGTGGGTCTTTCTGAATGCCTGTGACAATGTATGTGTCACCGATTTCAGGCAATCGCTCCTCGCACGGTATCCACCTCTGTTCTGGCTGTGCAGATGGCAACTGCATAAGCGCATCAATATCATTTTGGATAATTTTGTTATAAACCCCGCCGATGTCTCCATTTGCGTTTTTATCTTTCTTACGTTCAAGCGCATAAATCGCCGCCTGTCTGCTGATGGTGTCATTCATATCTTCTATCCACCTCTCCGCCACTTACTCCGTTGCACTTGAGCGCATATTTCATGCCGTAGATAACACCGTCCCTATAACGCAATTCACATTTTTCCGCAAGTCTCGCCTCTTGAAGTTCCGCTTTAAGTTTCTCGTTTTCTGCTCTTAATTCATTGTTAAACGCAACAAGTTCTTCTCTTGTCATTTCTCTTACAACTTCGGTCATTCTTCTTTCCTTTCTGCATATTCGCATCAGTAACAGTCAAACTCCTGGCAATCGTCACAAGGTTTTTCGTCCATCTTTGCTCCACATTTCTCACAAAACGGCACAAACTTCATCGCATAGCCAAGGCTTGACCCGAACCGAATACGCCCACAATTAGAACAACGTGGAGTCGCCTCGCTGTCGGAAATTCCAATCCAATGCCCATGCTTCACAGGGTCGATTGTTGGCTGACTCTTAATGTCTCTTATAAACGCATAGTGCATCAGTTTGCAGATTGCGTCTTCTATATGCTCCCCGTCCTTTTCCATTTGCTTGATCAGTTCGTCCGCGTCAATCATTCTCATAACGTCCCCCATTCATCCGCAAACTGATCGCGGCTTTCATTGTTGTCGCGTGTCAGGAATTCCACATCATCCGCAACGATCTCTGTGACCGTGCGCCGCTTGCCGTCTTTGTCTTCATAAGACCGCGTTTGGATCATACCCGTCACCGCGACTTTTCTGCCTTTGCGCAGATACTGTGAGCAAGTATCAGCAAGCCCGCGCCATGTCACGATGTTCAGAAAGTCTGCTTCATGCTTGCCGTCCGCGTTCTTATATGTGCGGTTGCACGCAATGGTGAACGTGCAGCAGTTCACGCCGTTCTGCGTCTGTCGCAGTTCCGGGTCTTTTGTCAGATTGCCGATTAAAAATGCCTTGTTGATAGGTCTTCACTCCACTCTGTTATGTCTCTAAAATGCTGATTTCGTATCGGTAAAGCATCAGTTTCCGTTTCATTCTGTAAAGCGGTAATTTTCGCGTGTAATCGCTTTTTACATCCTCAACGGTAAATTCATCAGCCCCGTCCCTATTGATGCGGTAATAAGTAAAATCCGCGACATAATACGATTCACGTTCATTGCGGTATTTGCCGTGCATCTTGGGTGTGAGCGTGAACTTCACCTGACGGCGCAAGTCTCTGATTTCTCCCGCGTATTGCATTAAAAGCAATTCCTCATACCGCGCCTTTTCTTTCTTTGAATCAAAGCCGTCTGTCTTTTCGTTCAGATACTTGCTCACGTTTCTTCCCCCTTGAACAATAGTCACCGGGTTTCACCGTTCCGTTCATGCCCCAACGATTGTCACACGTTCCCGTGTGTCCGTCCTTGATGTAGCAGAACAGGCATTCTTTGCAAGTCACAACTTCTTTCTGATCACTCATATTTCGCCCCTATATAATCCAAAACAAATCCCATCCCTAAACCGTCTTTTGACGGTTGCCATATTCCGTTCACAAACTCGCCGCCTTTAATGCAGTATTCCCAATGCTTTGGGTGTGTCTGCTTCAACAGTTGAAACCGTGTCGGTTCTTTGTCAAGGTGTGCGCCGAACCCACAGAAGACGCATCCTGTTCTTTGGCATCCCGTGCAACGCAGTTTATCAC